TTTAATTAGAAAGGGTTCAAAGATGAAAACAATTAAATGGTGTATGTTAGCTTTTTGTGTCATGTCGCTTTCAGCTTGTTCGGTGACTTCCGAAGATTGGGAAAAGGGTGAAAGTGTTTGTGAACAAAACGGTGGGATTAAACGTTTTTCCGTTGATGGGAGTGCACGCTGTAATAATGGGGCATATTTTAACAATCTATAGAGGTCTGAAGAATGAAAAATCTGATTGAAGTAGCAAACGAAGAATATTATAATAAAGAGACTCCTATCCTATCTGACCACGAATTTGATCTGTTGGATGACAACGGATTAAACATTTCCAACTTTCGTAAAAAAGCAAAACATTTTCAGCCGATGGGTTCCTTGAAAAAAATTAAGAATGAGAAAGATTTGGTTTATTGGTGCGGTCGTGAAATAAAGGTCACTCCCAAACTTGACGGAAATTCTATTGAACTGGTTTATCTCTTTGGTTCATTTGTTCAAGCAATCACAAGGGGTAACGGTGTAGAAGGGAATGATATCACAGACAAAATCGAACACTGTAATATTTTTCTTCCTAGTGATAGGGATTTAGTAGGCGTTGTCTCGTATAAAGCCGAAGCCATCATGAAAAAATCGCACCAAAAAGATTATGATAAAAATATTAGAAACGTGGTCGCTGGTGTTCTGAACAAAAAAGAAGTGGATGTAGAGGAGCTAAAGAAAATTGATGTGGTGACGTTTGCTCATCTAAAAGAGGAAGAAGAATATCAATATAATGTTATTCCAAGCACTATCCACAATAAACTGAAACTTCGCTATGAACAACTAAAAGAAGAATATGAATATGAAATTGACGGATTAGTTCTTGAACTTTCCACTAAAATTTATGAAGAAAAGGACGAACTTCTACCTTCAAATGTTGTTGCCTTGAAATTTGATAAGGGTGGTGTTGATGCTGAGATCGGGGATATTGTTTGGTTTACCAAAAAACATTCTCGAATTTCCCCTGTAGTCTTTCTAAACCCCCCGGTAAAAATCAATGGTTCTCTGATTTCTAGGGTGTCTGCTTCCAATTATGGGATCGTTTCTGCGGCTGGTCTAGGAATTGGTGCCAAGGTCAAGATTAATCTTGCCGGTGACATTATTCCTTATATCACCGAAGTAGTGAAACCTTCGTTTATCATTCCAAAAGTTTTATGTCCTGAATGTGGTGTTGATGGATTCCTAGATGAAAACGGTGTGTTTATGTTGTGTCTTAATCCTGATTGTCGGTCAAAGACCTTGGTTAAACTACAACATATTTTCAAACTTTTCGATTTGGAATATATTTCAGACGCAACAATTGAATTGCTTTATGAGAATGGTTATAATACGCTAGAGAAAATCTTTTCAGCACAATCAAAAGACCTACAAAATATTCCCGGTCTAGGAGAAAAGAAGGCTGCTAATATCATTAGTAAACTCAAAGGAATTATTATCTCCGAAGCACAAGCTATCACTTGTGCGATGGTTCCCGGTATTAGCGGAAAGAGTTCTGAAAAACTACTGAGTCATTTCGGTTCCCTTGATAAATTCCTTGAAGGTTTTACTAAGGAAGAAATTGTTTCTGTTCCTGATTTTGGAGATGCACTTTCCACGGTTCTAATCGACAATCTTGAGATGATTAAAGATACTATTGAATCTATCAAAAACTGTGGAGTTGTTATTAAGGCTAGCAAAACTTCAAACAATTCTTCCGGTCTTAATATTGTTTTTACTGGTGCTTGCGAACAATACACTAGGAAAGAGTTGGAAAAAATCTTAAAAGATAAAGGATATAACATTCAAAGTGGTGTGAATAAAACCACTAATATGTTGCTCACGGACGACCCTGACTCAAATTCAAGTAAGACAAAGAAAGCAAAAGAGTTGGGTGTTAAGATTGTTACTTACGGGGAATTCTTTGACGAATAAGGAAAAGGTGTTATGGAAAAAACTGAGCCTAATGTTTATGTTGATCGTATTTTAATGAACGAGTGTCCTCTCCTTGGGTACAGAGAAATAAATCATTCTATTTGTGCTAAATGTCCTTGGCGAGAAGATTGGTCTTATGGGGGATTAGTAGAAACTAATAAAATTGACAAGGGTTATTATGATGTAATAACTAAGATATATAAAATAGGTCATTATAATTGTCTGATGCAGAAATCTCTTGACAACGGTAAATAAGATAAGTTATAAATAGTAGACATTGGAAATGGTTTCAGAGTGAAACCTAACTTAAACAAGCGTATAAAAAAGGAGAAGTAGAATGGGATTCAAAGAATTCAAGAAAGCGCAAGCCAAGCAAGACGAAACTCAAATTGTAAAGGACGACAACAAAACAAAATCTTTTAAGGATGATCGTGTGTGGACTTTCACGAAAGACGCAACGAATAACGCTAAGGCAACTATTCGTTTCCTTCCCCAAAAGGACGGCGATAAAGCCCCGTTCATCAAACTCTTTAATCATGCGTTTAAGAACAAACAAACTAAACGGTGGTTCATCGAAGAGTGTCCTTGGACTATCAAGGTTAGTTGTCCTGTCTGTAAGTATGCGAGTGAAGTATACGAACAAGATTCTTCTTACGCTAAGAAGACTTGGTTTATCGCTAATATCCTAGTAGTTAAGGATGAATTGAAACCAGAGAACGAGGGTAAAGTTTTCCTTTATAAGTTTGGCAAGGAAATCTTCAAGATGATTCAAGGGGCGGTTTCTGGTAATGAAGATAAAGAAATTGATCCTATCAAAGTATTCAACATGTTTGAGGGTCACAACTTCCGTATTGTTGTCAAGGAAAAGAAAATTCCCGGTTATGAATTTCCGGTGAATGATTATTCGGATTGTTTCTTTGAGAAAACCGGCAAGGAGATTTGTGACGGGGATGAGGATCAACAAGAAGTTGTTTACAATTCCCTGTATGACCTTGACGAATTCCTTGACCCTAAGCGGTTCAAGTCGGAAGAAGAACTACAAACCAAACTAACTTCTGTACTTAGTGGTAAAACTTTCGAGAAGAAAGAATCCAAGGAAGAGGGTAAACAAGAAGTTCCTAAAGAGGAAAAAGTTAAACCCACTAAATCGGCTGTCAAGGAAGAACCTAAGAAAGAAGAAGACGATGACGACGATTTCTTTAACTCTCTTGACGAAGATAATGACCTTCCATTTTGATCCTAAATTAATGTAATTTAGTAGACCCCTCACGCCTCTGCATAGCAAGCGCAACGGGAGGATCATGGGAAAAGTCGACGAGTACCATGACGGTGTTTGGTAGAGTTCACTAGGGTCATAAACTACCATTTCTTTTATACCGAAGGATTATTGATGAATCTCTTGGAATTCTTTTATATTTTTATCATTACTTGTGCGGCTTGTTTGTTTGGAGGCATCATTCATGTGTTGTCAGATTTAATCTCAAAAATAATCATTGACTTTAAAACAGATTTATGGTAATATCTTCTTACGTTGAACGAAGAAACTTTTCAATAGGAGATTTATCATGGATTTCAAAAAAGGTGATGAAGTCAAATGGTTTGATGATTATTCTTTCATTCCTAACTACGGAACTATTGTGAAGGTTTGTCGTGTCAACGTTTATGTGACTAGAAATTGGGACTTGTCCGTTGTCAAGGTCAAAAAATCCAAACTGAATTGGGATTAAAAATGAGACTTTATGGTTTAGCCACTTGTATACTCCCAATGATCACTATTTACATGTTATATTCTATCAATGAATTTTTTGTGTTAACTGTAATTTCCATTGTAACAATCGGTCTTGTTGGATTAGAAAGACAAGTTACAGAAATCACAATTAAGAACCTCAAGGATTTAATTAAAATTTTGTGGTGATAAGGTAGAGATAGTATGGGACTTCTCGTAACTGAAAACAACAAGATTGTTAGCTTCAAGAATTACATTCTTTCCGAGGCTATCAAACCAAAGGAAACTACCTTTGGGACTAACGAGGAATCGGATAACAATAAGTTCTTGAAATCCGATAACATTGTTTACACTTTTTTCAGTGACAAAGAAAAATCTTACTTGGTTGCTTTAGATGTGATTAGTGGTGATTTGGGATTCTCTTCTAAGGACGGAAACAAGATAAGTCTAAATCCACAAGACTATTCTGTTAGTAGAAAAGATACTCTAAACGCATTAGTAGTTTTTAATAAAGTGTTTTACATTGTTCTGAAAATAGCGGAAAAATACAAACCACAATCTATCGTTTTTGATGCTGCTAATCCGGCTCTTGGTTCTGTGTATGATATCATGGTAAAAAATAAATCGTTCAATCAAGAACTAAACAATGTGGGGTTTGAATTTTCCGAAAAGATTGGAACCACTTACGTTTTCAAGAAAGTATCACCTTAATGAGAACTTTCATTTACATCGAACCAGACGAAGATTTTAATCCCATAACTAAGACAATCACTGATAAAGAAATTCTTAGGTTTTATTGGGACTATTGGAAATCCCAAATGGGTAGAGTAGGTAAACAAGAATACATTTCAGAACAAAATTGTGTTGATGATTTTTGTGTTATCTATTGGGCAACAGAAATTACAACAGATTAAACTCCCTTTTGGGGGCGTGGTGAAATTGGCAAACACAGCAGGTTTAAGCCCTGCCGCCGTTAGGCTTACAGGTTCAAGTCCTGTCGCCCCTACCATTTCATTATAACTACAATTATTCTTTTATTGTAGTGACCATTTTTTCGTAAGCCAGCACACAAATCTTTTTAGAAAAATTGTAGAGTAAAACAGCAATCCAAGAATTATATAAAGTGTCAGGGACAGCTTTATCTTTACACCAAAAATAACACATTATAATTAAAAAAATCCAGAAAGAAACTCTTCCAAGAGAAACATAAGATTGTAACTTGCCTCTTTTGTCTTCTGATTCTTCGCAGATTAATGATCTGAATGTCATACTCATGGTTTATCCTTGTAGTTTTCTATCCCTTCAAAGAAGGGTTGTAATTCAGGATTAGAAATTTTAAACCCTCCTAGTTCAATCCTTCCGTTTAATCCGTCACGCAAGAACATTTTCTGTTGGTTGATGAAAGTCAACCAACAGTTTTTGTTTTGGTCCGACTTATTCTTTAAGATAAAAATCTTCCCCTTGTCACAACGAATATTATAATTGATTTCATCCAATTCAAAGTGATCGCAAAACTGAACATAAGACTCACACTTATACACTAACCAATTATCAGACTCGAAACAAGGACTAACCTCTTTCTTAGTTTCTTCTGATTTTTGATTATTGATATTAATAATATATTGATTAAAAGTAATCATGTTTACATCACCCTCTTTTCACGTTCCTTAGCTAGCTGGATAATTTCTGAAACATTTGTCTTGATAGTTTTCTTATCTTCTACTTTCACTTCTTCTTGTTTAGTTTCTTCTAATTTACGAATTTCCTTATGCATCTCTAATAGACCCATAGTAGAATCTTTCATGGATTTCACTAGGTCTGCAAACGATTTAATCATCATTCCATTAGGAGATTGTTTGATAGCAATAGCGGCCTCGTCAATCATTTCAGCAGAACGAATAATAGTAGTCATGAGTGCTTCACGAACTTTCTTATAATCTTCCTCAATATCATCCTTGGTTCCCCTAGAGACAACATTAATTTCTTCTAAGGAAACCGGACACTCTTCCGGTTCTTCTAGTCCTAATTTGTCCTCAAACCCTTTTTTCTTTTTCATGACTTTTCCTTTACCAATCTTCTGTTATGGTTTTAATAATATCATTCTCAGGGGTTTCTTGACTCAAACTAACCGTAACACTAATATCATTATTAATATTTTCTAAGGTATACTGAGTAGTGATTAGTTTAATGACATTACCATCGTCTGACTGAATCCGAGGGTATAAAGCACCCTTCAAGGTGAAGCTAAGATCGGCTGAAACGGTTCTTTGCTCGTCCTCTCCGTATTCATAGATACTACTAAAAGAAACCGTGTCTAGGTTAACACTCACATCTCTATCTAGTCCCGTCAATTCTTTGACGGTTAAAGTGTAATCAGGAGTGAACATAACACAAATTTGTTCTAAGATTTGATATAAGTCGTCTTGGTTCTTTGTTAGAATCGACAAATCAAAAGTAAAATTATAAGGTGTTCCCATGTAGGCTAAATAACTACCATCGTCAAATTTGTAATTGACAGCGTTGTTTAATTTTCTGGTCCCATCGTAAGTCATACCAGAAATAAAGAAACCCATCCGAGGCAAGTAAGTATTAACTAATGCTAATGGGGCTTCTTGGGGATGCTGTTTTAACTCATAAAACATTTTTGCCTTGGTCGCATAAATAACGGGAACCTTAACTTCTTCTAACAGAACGTCAGAGTTATCTTTTCTTTGAACATTAACATCAGAAAATAAGTGCGCAAATCCTATGACGTATTTTCTGACCATGTTATGATAAAAATGTTGCATAGTTTATGCCTTATTAAAATTAGGATTTAATAATACTTTCCCATAATGAAATTCAAATGGGGATTCGGTTTGAATTTCATATTGGTTCTTGTTCGGGGTAGCACCACCCCCACCAGCAAACATATTAAATGTCGGTTGAGGGGGTTTAGTACTAGCAAGGGACTCTTTTTCTTGTCCAGCAGTTCTTAGGGATTGTGTCTTATCGCCCTCTTTAGTCGGAAAGACTTCGGGAGCAAGTTCATATAATCTAGGACCAAGTTTTTCGTAATTACTATTAGCGTTTCCTACTAATTTTTCACTCGTTTCATCCGCAAAGTTGAAACCACTCTTTAATTCAGCGATAGCTTTTGCTCCTAGAGTTTTTGTAGAATCCCAACCAGTCTTAAAATCATCTAAGGAAAACCCAAAACCTAAAGGATTTTTATTAAGATCAGCAAAATTTTGGTTCGTTTGAGAGTTCTCACCAGTATAAACATCACTTAACAAGGACGGAACTTTTTTTGCTGCTCCTTTTAGTTCCTCTTTACCACCTTTCCAATCACCACTCTCCTTGTTAACTCCGAAAGTCTTATCATACCTCTCCTTTAACTTTTCCACATAGTTATCAAAATTAACGGGTTCCTTATATTCGTAGTCAGTGATAGGAACTTGTTTATATTGTTCGGCGAAGGCTAAAACTCTATCAACATAATTTTGTGTTTCCCCAAAATTAGGGATGTTATTACCAGCATTTCTTACAGCACCAGCACCAGCATTATAAGCAGCAGTCCCTAAAACTTCATCACCACCAAACACATCTATTTGTTTTTTAAGATAACCAGCACCGGCTTTAGCGTTCTTCATCGGGTCAAATCGTTCATCCTTACTAGGATCGTTTTCAGCATACCACTTTGTTCTTTCTTTCATTTGTTTAGCTAAATCTGATTGTCTGTCTTTTTGTTCTTGAGATTTATTTTTAGTTCCTTGTAACTGAATAAACTCTTTATTCATAGTCACTAATTCTTCTGGAACCTTTAGCCCCATTTCCTTAGCGGTCGCTGGCATTAATTGAGTCAGACCAGCAGCCCCGGTAGAAGATACCGCCTTATCACTCCATCCACTTTCTTGTTTTACCAATCCTCTAAATAGATATGGATCAACACCAGCTTCTTTTGCCGCTTGGTCTGCGTAACCCATATAAGCCTTAGTATTAGTATCGTTGACCACCTTACCAACAACACTAACACCTGTATTCAAGGTTTCAGATTGTGGGATTTCTTTTATTTCTTTTCCTGTATTAACGTCTATTAATGGTCCTGATTCTGGTCTTGGAACCTTAATCCCACTCATTGCGCCCTCTATAGGAGCAAAAAATTTATCGGGATCGGAAAACATAGATTCCCATGTCGCTTGGGAAGAAAAATCAACTCCCTTCATAGCGTCGAAGGTAGAAGAAAATATATCATTAAATCCCTTGATTCCATTTTCTAAAGCAACACCAAGAAAGTCTGTAACCCCTTCAAACCCTTTTTCCACATCCTCTTTGCTTACGTTTTCCTTGAGTCCTTGTAGAGCATCCGTAGCTTTTTTACGAAGATTGTTAATAAGATCAATCCCCATAGACATAGCTGTTCCAAAGACAGGAACAAAGCTAGACACACCACTAGCCATTTCTAATCCAGCCCCGGTTAAATCTCCACCCTTCCAAGCATTATAAGCTAGACCAGTGCCTATAACAGCACCGGCCCCCGGCAAACGCTTTCCAACAGCCTTACCAACCCCCTTTAGACCGGGAACCTTACCCAACACTTTTCCTAATACAGAACCACCAACGACCCCACCAGCTACTTTCCCACCCATTCCTAATGTTTTAGCAGCAAGGGCGAGGGGGAGGATGATAGCTTTAGCTAAAGCACCCCCTAACAAGAAACCTAATATACCACTACCACCTTTGGTAGAAACATTGATTCCACCCTTAGTGTTTTTCAATATTTCTCTTAGGAGTTTGTTTGTGGTTTCGGTTTGTTTAATAGATTCTAATTGGTGTTGTTCACTCAGGTAGTTAAAATCCTCTTTTTCTTTTTTGAAGAAAATGGGGTTCTCTTTATTGACGAGTTTGTTTATACCAATATTAATTTTATCTAATTTGGTGTTGGAAGATTTCAAACCTAAATTAACAGTGACTAATTTAGAGTTAGCGGTTTTAACCCCACCCTTAATATCAGATAAATTTTTATTCATAAAAGTTAATTTGGTTATACCAACATTAACCCTACTCACAACATCAGATATTTTTTTATCTTGTTTTATTTTTTCCACAATCATTTCCTCTTCAAAATAGAAAATTATTGATATTCTTATTATATTTATCAAACGAAAAAAAGCGTAACCTATTTCAGGTTACGCTTTTTTTCTTCTTCTATTTGTGATAATAATATACTTTGATAAACCATCATCTCATAAGGTATCATTTGTTTTATTTCAGTTAAAGTGTAATCTCCATATCGTACAAAGTCACCAATCTCTTTGTACCAACTTTGGAGGGACTTATAACTGAAAATTAGGATAAAAAACTTAGTACATTATCAAACTCCACCACATCCTTATGACCACATTTTTCACAAACACAATCAACAGAGGATTTCATAGAAGCGAGTTCGTTTACTTTTTCTACGAAAAATTTCAACTGTGTGGTAGTAGCTTTTTTGATAACCTTAACCATCACTTCTTCTACACTCAGATTGTTATAAATTTTGTCATTAATAATAACCTTGCGAATGGTAGAAGCTAAGGTAAACAGTTTCAACTCTCCTTCATTATCAATTTTTATAGAATCTGACAAGAAGGTAGCGGGTAAGATGCCAATTTCTAGTTTAACAGTATCGGTTAGTTCGATGACATTCTTGACATTCTTCTGGTTTTCAATCTTGAGCGATTTAATAACATCGAAGTTCATTGGTTCTAGTGCTTCACACTTACTACAATGTTTTTCTAGTTCGATAATTTCACCCTTCGATTTTGCCCTTACATGAACCAAAATGTAAGTGAAATCAATAAGACTTAAATCCTCAAAAATATCTTTTTGTTTCACACAATTTTTTAGGAGTGAGGTTAGGGCTTCGATGATATTGGGTTTGTCTTCTGCTTCCACATGAGTTAGTAGACCAATTTCTTCCCCTACCGTGTAAGGGCGATAAGAAATTTCTCTTCCCAACATGGGGAGTTTAATCGTGTAGTACGGTGTCAATTCAAATTCTGGCAAATTCATGATTTAATGCGTCCTTTCAATGACATAGTTTAAAATCTTAAAACTCTCTTAGCGGTATTCTTCATATCTTCTACAGTGTGTTTAGCAGATTTGATAGTGTTGACTGGTGTTCTTATCAAATCCTTTACGTTATTTATCCCTTGTTCTACCTTGTTCTTCATGTCAAGAATACTGATTCCTGTTAGTGGATTATTTATCCAAGCGTCAGCCTCAAATCCACCAAGTTCAACGTTGAAGTGATTAATTTTATCATACTCAAAGGTTACATTAAGCTGAATTAATTCTGTATTACCATTGGTAAGGTTAATGGGTTCTATATAAACTGGATAAGCACCAATTAATTCCCCATAGAAAAAATCGTTCATTTGTCCTTGGGTATTTTTGTTCATCATTCTTATCATGAAAGAGTTTGCGGCGTACTGGTCTTTATAGGACATAACACCACCATTATAAATTGACTCATTCCACAATTTAAAAAATTCTAAGACAGCCCCATCTCTATCTACATAGAAAGTTAGTTTAATAGGGTCGGTATCAACACCAACAGCAAACTTATGGTACATGTGATTGATAA